TAATGAGTTACAATTTCATTATTTTATAAATAGTCTTAGGAAGAAGAAGAGACTTGCCAAAAAATGGCATAAATCCGAATTATCTAATGATGTTGAGTGCATACAAGAATATTACAACTATAGCAGACAGAAGGCAGAAGATGCACTTACTATTCTTGGTAGTGAGGAACTTTCTTATATTAAGGAGAGACTATATAAAGGTGGTACTAAAAAATGATAGATACTATGATAGAAGTTGCTCTGGCAGAACCAGACGATTTTCTAAAGATAAAGGAAACATTGAGTCGAATTGGTGTTGCTTCACGCAACGATAGGAAATTGTTCCAATCATGTCATATTCTGCACAAGCAGGGTAGATATTATATTGTTCACTTCAAAGAATTGTTTGCTTTGGATGGAAAACCAACTAATTTTTCGGAGAATGATGAAGCACGAAGGAATACGATTGTTAATTTGCTAAAGGAATGGGGATTACTAACTATTGTGAGAGGTGATACAGAAACAAATATTGCACCTCTAAATCAAATAAAAGTTCTTGCTTATGCCGATAAGGATGAATGGGAACTAATTCCGAAATATAATATCGGAAAAAAATAAGATCGTAACATGTTTTAACATATCAGGGTAGGGTAAAACCTACCCTATTTTTATGTCTTGACTTTTCTGTAAAAATGTGGTATAATAAGGACTATGAAAAAGTTTTACACAAATATTTTGACGTTGGGAAATAAGGTCTGTGTTCGTTCTATCGAGAATGGTGAACGCAGAAAATTTAGAGATGAATTTAATCCTACTGTTTTTGTTCCATCACGAAAGGGTGGTTCTAAATTTAGAACCATTGACGGGGTTGCTGTGGAACCGATACAGGCAGGGAATATTAGAGAAACGAGAGATTTTATTAATGAATACAAGGGTATGTCCAATTTTCAAGTGTATGGATATACTGAATGGTCGAACCAATATATTGGTGCAAATTTTGATAATTGTGATTTTGATACCGAGCAGATAAAGACTTGTATCATTGACATCGAAGTTGCATCTGAAATGGGGTTTCCTACTGTTGCTGAAGTGAGAGAAGAAATTATTGCCATTACGATAAAGGATAGTACTACAGGAAATTTGTATGTGCTTGGTCGTGAACCCGTTGTTATTGATCGTGATGATGTTTATTATCTGTGTTGTCCGACTGAGACAGAATTGTTAGAAAAGTTTTTAAATATATGGCAGACTATGGAACCAGATATTATAACTGGTTGGAATAGCAAAATGTATGATATGCCGTATTTGGTTCGTAGAATTGAGAAAATACTGGGTAAGAAAGAAGTCAAACGTCTTTCTATTTGGGATTTTGTCAAAGAAAGAACAGTTCGTGTAATGAACAGACAAGAACTAGTTTACATGGTTGGTGGTTTGGCACAACTTGATTATCTTGATCTGTATCGAAAATTTACATATCAGAATCAAGAAAGTTACAAATTGGATCATATCGCCTTTGTGGAGTTGGGAGAGAAAAAGTTATCATATGCTGAACATGATAGTATGCATACATTTTATAAAAAGGATTATCAGAAGTTCATAGAGTACAACATCAAAGACGTTGAGTTGGTTAGTCGTCTTGAAGATAAAATGAAACTGATTGATTCGGCAGTTGTAATGGCATATGATGCTGGTATCAATTACGAAGATGTTTTTGGTCAAACACGATATTGGGATGCAATGATTTACAATCATTTACGCAGAAAGAATATTGTTGTACCAAGAAAACCAGAAGATGCTGATAAACCAAAATTGGTTGGTGCATATGTCAAGGAGATTCCTGATAATGGTATTTCATCTGATTGGGTTGTATCATTTGATTTGAATAGTCTATATCCACATTTGATTATGCAGTATAATATTTCACCTGAGACATTGATGGAAGATGTTCCAAAGTGGGAAGGGGAGATTGATGATCTGGTTACAGGTCAAGCAAAATTACCCAATGTTAAGAATGGATCTATGGCAGGGAATGGTTGGTATTTTCGTAATGATATGCAAGGATTTTTGCCTGAATTGATGCAACAGTTGTATGATGATAGGGTTACATATAAAAAGTTGTATCTCGAAGCAGAAAAGGCAAATGATGATGTTAATAAGTCTAAATATAACAATCGACAAATGGCACGAAAAATATCACTAAATAGTGCTTATGGTGCTATTGGTAATGAATATTTTCGGTATTTTGATATTCGTAAAGCAGAAGCAATTACGATGTCAGGACAATTAGCAATTCGTTGGATTGAACGAAAAATGAATGATTATATGAATGGGTTGTTACAGACAGAGGATGTTGATTATGTGGTTGCAAGTGATACCGATTCTGTGTATATTAACATGGGAGATTTGGTTGAAAAGTTTTTATCTAAAATAGGTGATAAAGACAAGATTGTTGATGCCTTATCTCAGTTCTGTGATGAGAAAGTCGAACCATTTATTGATGGGGCATATCAAGAATTGGCAGATTATATGAATTCTTATCAACAAAGAATGGTGATGAAACGTGAAGTAATTGCTGATCGTGGTTTATGGACTGCTAAAAAAAGATATATTTTGAATGTTCATGATAGTGAGGGTATACGTTACGATGAACCAAAGTTGAAAATTATGGGTATCGAAGCAGTTCGTAGTTCAACACCATCTTCTTGTCGGGGTACTATTCTGGAAACAATGAAATTAATTCTGAATGGTACAGAAGAAGAATTGATCGAATATGTTGCTAATTTTCGTAAAGAGTTTATGAAATTACCAGCAGAAGATATTTCGTTTCCTCGTTCTGTTAGGGGGTTGGATAAATATTATGATAGTGTTACAAGATATACTAAAGGAACACCAATTCATGTGAAAGGTAGTTTGATACACAATCTTTTATTGAAGGAAAAATCGTTGTCTAGTAAGTTTATGACCATTAAGGATGGTGATAAAATAAAATTTACATATTTAAAGGAACCGAATCCGACAAAGGATAAAGTGATCGCATTTGCAAATGCGTTGCCAAATGAATTTGATTTGGATTCTCATATTGACAGAGATATGCAATTTGCAAAGGCATATCTTGAACCCATTAAAACTGTTTTGAATGTTGTAGGATGGCAACATGAAAAACAAGAAAGTTTAGAATCATTTTTTGTATGAGGTAGAAAAAAAATTATGCGAGTTTATGAATTATCAAAAGAATATGGCAAAGTTTCCACTGAATTTCTTGATGAAATACAAGGTTATGGTGTCGATGTCAAAAGTCATTTAGCATCACTAACTGACGATCAAGTTGCAACTATAAGACAAAAGATTGCAGATCGAGAAAAACCAGAAGTTAAAGAATTTTTACCACCACCAGATGTGGTAAAACCTGATGCCATAGCAGAAATAAATGAATCTGCTAATAATTTGCTTGAGGAAACTGCTGAAAAAACAAAAAGATTGGCAGATGAAACACAACAAACTGCTAATCGTTTGAAGGAAAGACGTGAAGAACGTATATCTGAACAACAAGCAGAATTGGAGAAAAAAGCAGAGGAAGTTAAGGAAAAATTACAGGAAGTCAAGGAACAGCAATGGGCAGAAATTGATAAACCAAAGGGTTTCTTTGGTTGGTTAGCAAGTTTATTTACATAATATGCTGGATAATTCAACGGTTGTAGTACCAGACGATACCTCATTTGATAAGGCAAATCCAAGCATGTGGGGTCAGTTTCTTGGTGGTGAAGCAGATATTGGTGTGTTTATATGCACCTTTTGCTTCAGAACTATTGAAGCAAAATTTCCGAGATATGATAAGATTTTAGATAGAATATACGAGGTTGATAATTCCATTATACAAAAGTGGAAATCACCTTGTTGCGTACATAGTATAGAGAGGATAGAATAAATGGCAAGTTTTTTAACCGATCTTGTAAAAGAATTAGACGATGAACATACTACTATAGCGGCAGATGGAAAATCATCTGCCGAGTTCAGTGGTACAATAGATACAGGTTCTTATATTTTAAATGCTGTATTCTCTGGTTCTTTATGGGGTGGTGTACCTAATAATAAAATAACGGTATTTGCTGGTGAAGCGGCAACTGGTAAGACATTTTTTGTATTGGGAGTGATAAATCAGTTTTTGAAAACATATCCTGATGGGGGTGTGATATATTTTGATACCGAAAGTGCCGTAACTAATGAAATGATGCAAAGTCGAGGTATAGATTCGAGACAGGTTGTTAAATCTGAACCAGAGACTATTCAGAAATTTCGTCATACATCATTGCAAATAATAGATAACTATTTGGCACAGGATGAATCAGAACGAAGACCCATGATAATGGTGCTTGATAGTTTAGGTCAATTATCTAGTACAAAAGAAATTGAAGATACGGCAAAGGGTGAAGAAACGAGAGATATGACTAAAGCACAAATTTTAAAGGCAACATTTAGAGTGTTGAATTTGAAATTATCAAAGGCACAAGTTCCTTTGATTGTTTGTAATCATATTTATGATGTGGTTGGTTCGTATTTTCCAGCTAAGGAAATGTCAGGTGGTTCTGGTCTGAAATATTCTGCATCTACTATCGCATTCTTGTCGAAAAAGAAAGAAAAGGATGGTACTGATGTTGTTGGAAATATTATTAAAGTTAAAATGCAGAAAAGTCGTTTGTCCAAAGAAAATAAGGAAGTTTCTTGTCTACTTAGTTATGAAAAGGGGTTAGATAGGTATTACGGTTTAGTTGATATGGGTGTTGATGCTGGTATATTCAAAAAGGTGTCTAATCGAATAGAACTACCAGATGGTAAGAAAATGTATGCCAAGCAGATATATGAAAACCCAAAGGAGTATTTTACAGATGGAGTGATGGAAGATTTAGAAAAGTATTGCCAAACCGAGTATATGTATGGTGTACACAATAATGATATTGAAGATGATATATTTGATAGTGAGGTAGAATGATAGGTATTCTATTGAATGAGTTATGGGCAGTCGGACTTGTTTCGGTCTGTTATTGGATGGTATATTATATTTTTATGGTGAATGAGGATGAATGAATCTATAGCAAAAATTGGTGAATTAGTCAAGTCTACAAACCGTTCTGAGGTTTTAGGTGATATAGGATCGTTTGGTGGTTTGTTTGCTTTACGAGAATACGAGAAACCCGTACTAGTGTCTAGTACGGATGGGGTTGGTACAAAGTTAAAAGTTGCTACAATGCTCAACAAGCATGATACAGTTGGTTATGATCTTGTTGCTCATTGTGGGAATGACATCGCAGTTCATGGTGCAGAACCATTATTCTTTTTGGATTATTTCGGTACAAGCAAACTAAATCAAGATGTGTTTCTGGAAGTCGTTCGTGGGATGACTGAGGGATGTCAGGAGATTGGTGCAACACTTATTGGTGGTGAAACTGCTGAAATGGCAGATTTTTATCACAACGAAGATGAATATGAGTTAGTCGGTACTATTGTAGGTGTGGTAGAACAAGACCAGTTAATAACTGGAGAGAACATTAGAAGTGGTGATGTGATACTTGGAGTACCGTCTTTGGGATTGCACACAAATGGATATACATTAGCAAGGGAGATTTTCTTTGATAAATGTGGATATTCACCTGATGACTATATCGAAGTATTGGGTTGTACAGTTGGAGAAGAACTGCTAAAAAACCATTGTAGTTATGTTAATATGATTGAATATATCAAGAATTATCGACCAATTCATGGATTGGCACATATAACAGGTGGTGGTATTTCGGGTAATCTAGTTAGAATTTTGCCTGAGAATTGCTGTGCTGTTATAGATAAAAAACTCTTACCTACCTTACCCGTATTTCCATTTCTGAAAACTAAAGGTGAATTGAGTGAATCCGAAATGTTTGATACCTTTAATATGGGTGTTGGTTTGATTATTGTGGTAAGTGCAGATAGTTCTAAGTTTATACTAAATAGATTCAAGCAAGT